ATCTAAAAATCCATTGAAGGATGAACCACCATTTTTCCCACAAATCATGAAGTATGCATTATTAGCTTTTACTTCGGATATCCCTGTTGCATCAAATCCATAATTTGCAGATGTTTTTACAGCTTCAAATGCTCCTATATTACTATATCTGTAGATATTTGCGTTTGTATGAATAAATACTTTGTTATTAAAAATAGTTAATCCATTAACCGTACCAGTAACATCATTGGCAGTAAATTGACTTATCACAACAAAACTAGAATTGCACTTGTATACAATTTTAGTTGTTGCATCATATAACCAAAAATATGTTCCATCAAATTCTATTCCACGTAGGTTTGTACTTGTACTTGAAAAATCTATATTTGAAACACCTGAAGAACCATTCATATTATACCTTGTAATTATTCCACTATTTGCATTAACAACATATAAATATTCACCATCACAACATCGGTCTACTCCAAAACTTGGTTTATCATTATGAGCATTATATGGATCACCCAAGTGTTTATACGAATCTTTATCACCATATAACCACCAGACGCTTTTAATGTCACCATTTGCAGCACTTGTCGGAAAGTCAAATACTGCTTTTACAGTTCCTGTTTTCTTGTAATCTTCCAGATCGCTTTCTACCACATTAATTGTTCCTCTTAAAATGTCGCTACCAACATAAGCTGTGTATTTGTTTGCCCAGCCGATTACATTGCCTTTATATTGCAAATCAATTGCATTTTCGTTTCCATCATAATCTGTAAGTAGTATGTTCGAAAATGGATTGCATTGTTGAATGTTTCTGCCATTGCGAATATCATCATAGAAGAACTTCCAAAATGCTTGTTTGTTCTGAAATTCATTCACAATATTGTGGCTTACAGATTCAGTTTCTAAATTACCTGATCCATCAAACACTTCAATTTTGCACGTATTAACAGAAAACCCTACAGGTTTAGTTTTATGTAGGGTCTTAACTATTCCATTTTTTAGATTTTTCACATAGTCTATTACTGAAATTTCTTTTGATTTGTAAGCAATATCTTTATACTTAATATGCTCGTTCATTTTCACCATCCCCTTTATAATAATTGTATTAATACCGTTGTGCTAACTTTGTTGTTATTGATTTGTAAACTGCCAATACTTTGAGTAATATTTGCACCTACATCATTCAATATTGATATTTGTATGCTGCTAGTAACAAGGTCATTATTGATTAAATGATTCATGATTTCTTCATAAACATTTATGCTTGGTGGTAAGGATGAAGAACCAACTATCGATTGGGCTTGCAAATGTATATTGAATTTGTTTGGCTCAACAATTACCGTTCCGCTCGAAGTATAAGCAATTATTTCTACTTGATGTATACCAGTTCCAACACTAGGCAAAAAATAAGGAAAAGCAATAATATTGTACCCAACCACAAGTGTTTGTGTTTGGGTAGAAACAACTATACCATCATATTTAATATTTAAGCTAATATTTGTTGCAACTGCAGTGTTAATATTAAGACTTAATCCAATGATTACATGTGTTGAAGTAATGACTTCAGGATTAAATTTTATAATACTGGTTGGTGCAGAGCTGATTGAAAACTGAAGAGGATTAATATGATATATATATCCAGTAATTCTATCCTTGATAGCTTCCAGCTCTGCATTAATGTTAATGTCGTTCTGAAGTATAATCCTCCAAGCATTTCTAAGATACATATCTCCATACAGCATACCTATATCCGCCATTGTATCACCATCCTTATAAAAACTTTGGTTTAAATACAAACGATACAACACAGTTAAGGTTTGTGCCATCTACATAGACTGTATTGATTCCAGGCTGCAATTCAAGAAATGTATTTAAGTTTCCAGATACAACATTTAATTTGTTTATAGCCTGGTCTTTTTTGATTGTATAATTCTCACAATCTATTGTTATACTTGCATTTGTTAGTGTTTCGTTATAGTTTATAACCAACCCATTAATCCCAATTTTGAATGTCGAAAACGTACCAGCTATTTCAATCACAGGTCTTACCTCATATGTACCAAAGTTATTAATTTCGAATTGAGTTAATTGTGTAATTGTATATGTATATTCATCACCAAGCCTAATGTCTGTATGGTCTAGCAATATACTTGAATCAAGTATTATATCATCAGCATTATAAATTAATTCAGCAATTGGTTGACAGTCAAAAACTACAGTAAATTCAGCATCATTTACTATTTCCTTTGGCTTGATTTCTGAATATATACGTGCAATATATTCTTTGTCTGGTTCATCATCAAATATAAGCATAGAAGCAGTTTTATTGCTTAGCCATTGTGCTATTCTTCTTGCTTTAACTCTTAGGTCTATTCTGCTTTCAGCAGGGTAATAGAATGTAACTGAAATTAACCTTTTCTCATAGCTATTGCCTCCGAAGTCCCATACGCCATCTTTTCCATCAATCGTTATTTCTCTTTTTCTGAGGGATGGCAGCAATGTTCTATCATCTGATCTCATCCATAAACCTAGATCATTATAACTATGTTTGTTGTTGAAAGTTACTCCATTCATGTTGTTGCCACCCCTCTTGGATTAAGATTAAATAATTCCTTGTCACTAAATTTTGCTATAGCTTTTGCAATTGTTTTTCCCTCAACAATTAATGGTACTTCAATTACAAAACCAGCTCCTGAGCCTGAGCCTAATCTATTATTAGGATTATCAGGATTATATGCAGCTGGTGTAATTTTTTCACCTTTGTGTACCATAGCCAGCATATCATGTGTTATATAGTCTGTACCTTGATCAAACTTAGGAATTTGAGGAATATTAATACCAAAATTCTTTCCTCCCATTCCTGGCACCCAATCAGGCACTTCTATTTTAAGTTTATTCAAACCTCTTATCATGCCATTTACAAGGTCAATTATTATATTTACATTTGCTTTAACAAGTCCAGATATTGTTTCCCATACGCCACCAAATATTTGTTTAATTCCATTCCATACGGTTTTCCAATCTCCTGTGAAAGTACCTCTTACAAATGTAATTATTCCATTTAGTATTTTTAGCAGCCCTGAAACTATAGGTGTAATAGCATTCAGTGCGGTTGTTACAACATCTTTCACAACTGGGAAAACAGCTTGAAATACTTTTTGAAATGATTCTAACACTGGCTTTGCAGTAGTAACAAGGTTTTGAATTATCTTGCCTATTTCAGGCATCCAGACCTTGAAGTTTTCTGCTAACTTTGGAACTATGGTTTCATATAAGAATTTTAAGACCGCTAAAAATGGTGGTAGTACATTAGATACAATTAATCTGAACAAACTTATTAATGGTGGAAGTACATTTGTTGTAAATGCAGAAAATACACTTGATAATGCAGGAAATACATTTGAAACATATGATTCAAAAATAGATTTCAAAGGCGGTAAAACATCTGTTGTGAATATTTCAAATCCTTGTTTCAAAACAGGCAAAACTAAATTTGAAACATTGTCTATTGCACCACCAACATTACCCATAACTGTTGAAATAGTTGATTGAATTTCTGGCATGTGTGCATTAACCCAACTTGCCATTTCTGATAGTACTGGTAATATTTTATCACCAATAGGTAATAACAAACCTGTTTCCAGTTGCCTTTTAATTCCTTCAACTGCTTCACCAAATGTATTATATTTAACTTGATTAATCTTCTCTAATGCATTGACTGTTGTGCTTATTGCTCCATTTGTATTTGTTAATGCTGCAATACCTTTTGCACCAAGGTCTTCCCACATGGTACCAAATAAAGCAACACCAACTTGATTCTGTTGTAATGGGTCTTTCATTTCTAATAGCTTCTTAGTTACAGTCTCAAAAGCTTTTTTTCCTGATTCTCCACCAGCAGCAAAATCCTTTGATATTTTATTGGTATTTAGTCCAAGACTAGTGAATGCAGTACTTGTGCCATCAGAACCATCTTTTACCCTGATTCCAAATTCTTTGACCGCATCGCCAAGTTTATCAACAGACCAGGTTCCTCCTGCAGCTCCATTGGATAACATATTAAACATTTCTTCAGCATTGAATCCAAGTTGCTTGAATTGAATTGAATACTCATTAATTGTATCCAAAAGGTCATCATTTTTATTGAGACCTATCTGAGCTCCTTGGGCAATCAGATTATATGCTTGCTCTCCTGATACTCCAAATTGATTCATAATCATATCTGCAGATCTAATACTTTCATTTACTTCGAATTCGAAAGTATCACGCATTGCAAGTGCATCTTTAGTTATATCTGTGAGAGCTTTCCCTGTAAGTCCTGTCTGTTGTGCAATTGTTGACATGGATTGTCCTATGTCTTCAAATGATTCACCAAAGTTGTTGTTGTATATATCCAACATAGAAGCTTTCATGTCTTTCATTGCTTCATCTGATTGCCCAGTTGCTGCTTGTAATCCATTCAAACTTTTTTGTAATTCTTCTGAAGCATTAAAAGCTTTTACACCAATAGCAGTAGCAACACCAACAGCTGCAACTCCAACAGCTGCTAATCCAATTCCAACTTTCCCAGCAAAACCTGAGAGTTTTGAAAATGTACCACCAGCTTTTCCAGCACTATTGTCAATTTGTCCAATACGCTGATTAGCACCATCGTCTCTTATTATTATGTCTCCAAATAGCTCAAATAGTTGCATATAGTCACCTTCTTAATAGAAAACGACCGAGCCATATTTAGATGCATTTGCATCACCTTCTCAAATCTGCTTTTTTAATTTGTTCAGCCATTTCAAATAACTCCTCAATTGTTTTATTACTTTCAGTTACTTCAATGTCTATTTGTCTTTTATAATCTTCAAATGAGATATAATTGTCTTCTCTCATTTTGTCAAACAACACAAGCCACACTTGCCATAGCTTATCATCACGCTCTTTTTTAAAAGCTTTTTTAATAAGCCTTTTAAGTATGTTTAAATCATGATTTAAATAGTTTCCATAGTTCCTATGAAGCAGCATTAAAGTACTCTCATATCCGCCTACTTCATAGCATTGATGAAAAAACCCATTGCTTCCTTATCAGAAAACAGCGACTTTATACTATTTATAGTCTCCATAAAGTTTTGTTTTTTAATTGTTTCAACATCCTTCTCTTGAATTATTGATACAATAGAAAAGAACTCTTCTTTAACCTTACAAGAGTTCTTCATCACAAACTTTACAAGTTCTATACCAACTGCTTCTTTACTCTTACCCTTTGAATTATCACTTAGTGTCTTTATTTGTTCATTGAGCTCTAACTTTTCATACAAATCCATTACATGTGGCAACATGTCAAAAGCTTTTTCGCTACTTATCATTTTTATTTACCTCCCACTATGCTATTTTCGGATATCTTATTTCATATGGCACTTTAGCGATATCTTCAGGATCATAATGTGCACTTATTTTGAGACCAGCAACAACCTCATCTTTGTCCTTTGTTGCCATCTCCAGTTTGTCATCATTAAGGGCATTATAAAGAACTATGACACAAGGTCTTTTGCTACCACTTACAGTTGTCACAAAAGCAATGTTGCTAAAATAATCGGTATCACTTATTTGCCCTGTGCTTATGATTTTGTCATATTGTGCAGTAATAGTTACAATGCTATCATCTGCAAAACCTCCTACTGGTGCAGCTGGTGAAAACTTAACTGTTATCTCTCCTGTAATAACTGATGCATCTTCAGATACAGTATATGTACCAGTTGCTCCTGCTACAGAAAACACATCACCTTTCTTAAGTGTGCCAGCAAGGTTAGTTCCATCAAAAACAGCTGTTGTTGCACCTGCAGCAATAGCACCTTTTACAGTTACTCCTGTATCAGCTACTAATGATATATAATCAGACTTTGTTGTACCAGGTAATGCAAGCATAATATTCTCTGTTGACATTTCTTTCAGATTTATTTCTAATGATGCATTTTCAGATAATAAGCGTTTAAGCCCTTTAATTTTTCCTTTAGCTCCATCAACTTCTATATCTCGATATTCTCTATCGAGCAAAAATTTATTTCCTCCTGCTGTAGCTCCTAGGATTCTCTCAGTTGCCAATCCATAATTAACATATACTACTCCAGCATCTAGCAACATATTTTTGATTGTTTTAGAATTTCCATACATCTTTATATCGGATCAACAGAATGAGCGTTCCTGATCCTGACGAAAAGATTAAGCATAGGCAATTAAGATATAAATGTCAAACATGGTTCGTAAATAATGGAGGGAAAGGAAATGATGGTGGCAAATTAGTTTCTGGGTCTAATTCAGGCACACTTTCTTGATATACATCAACACCAACAGATGATAATGTATCATAGATATACTTTAAAAATTCAATCATTCTGGCATTTCCTCCTTGATAATCCTTTTGATTGTATCTATATTATCTTCAGCTGCTGGAGTGCAATCATATCAGCACTACTGTTGTTATAGGTAACAGAATAATCATCAATTGATTCAGCCTTTACATTATCTTTTGGTTTCTGCAGCCTGTAATTAATCATATTTGCAATGTATAATTTCAAAGCTGAAGGATAACCATCATCAAAGCTATTATTTAGGTAGGTGAGAAGATCATTCTGGACAATCGGAATTAATGTTTCAATCAGCTGATCCTTGCTTTGGTCTGTGATTTGTAGAAGGGTTTTAACTTCAGCAAGATTTACTATATTCATTTCATCACCTTCAATTATATTACATGTTTTTTATGTGATATTCTAACTGCTTCTTTATCAAGTTCAGCATAAATTTGAGTTGTAGCCGAACTTTCATGTCCTAAATATTCTTGAACTTCCATTAAGGAAGCTCCACTATTGAGCATATTAGTTGCTGTGGTATGCCTCATCAAATGTGGAAAAACATTACTAGTAATTCCTGCTCTTAAACCCAAAGAATGAAATATCTTTTCTATAGAACGTTTTCCCAATCTATTAAATGGTTTCTTTCCACTTACAAATAAAGCTTTTGCCTCATCTATTCTTGTATAAGACTTTAATAATTAACATATCTTTCATAAAACACCTTCAATATTTTAAATTAATATTCCTTATGCGAACTTAAATTGTTAATCTTAGATTTGTACTATTTATTACGATTGGTGTAATATCAGCATCATCTACACGTCCAACAACAATTCTAAGGTATTTGGTATTAGCTGGAGTTGTTATTGTTCCTGTTGTTGTTCTCCATACTGCATCACCTGTAGTAAGAACAAAAGAAGAATTATAAAATCTTAATGTTACCTTATAATTTACAAAATCCATATTATAGATGTATGTCGCATCAGATGTCAGGGGTATAAATATGCTTCTTATTCTATTTGTTGCAGCTTCTTCTGCTCCACCTGTTGATAATCTCCCTTGTTTCCAATCGGATTGTAGTAGTGATATCACATTAACTGCATTAGCTGTCGAAGTAATTACAAATGTTAATGTGTTTGATGTTAAGCTACCATCTGTAACAACAATGCTTAATGTATGTTTTCCAGCGGTTAGAGTTCCAACACTCCAAGTATTGCTACCTTTTAATATCGTTGCACTAGTTGATACACCGTCTATTGTATAAGTAGCAGTAAGATTACCATATCCACTATATCCAGCATTATAAGCAATACTAATAGATTCCGTTGTTTTTACAATAGTTTTCTCATATAAAGTGGTTAAGTTTAGTGTTAAATCTTTGCTTTCCACAACTTTCAGTGCTAGATTACCCATTTTATTATTTAGGGTATTTCTAAACACTTTGTTATAGTTGGGCAAATCAAAACCACATATAATCCTATCATCTACAGATTGATGCCAATTTGTTGCTTCACACCTAAAACCTATATTTCCTGCTGTGGTAGGGTTTATTGTGCTTATAGTATGTATGGAGTTTGTATCAAAACTCCAAAAGTATACTTTCATAGGAGTTAATGATGGTAAATCATATCTATCCAAAAACAAAATGCCGTTAGGTCTTTCTAAATAACAACTCACATACGTAGCCTGTAATTCAGCTACATTAGGAAATTTATATAGCGTTTTTATATTTACAAAGTCATAAGCCGATGAGTCATTTCGACCCACTTCAAACAGGTAATGTAAATCTGTTTTACCACTATCTGTTGCCCAATATGCTTTCTTTTCTGTAAATGCAAAATTTAAAAGTCTGCAATAGGTTTCAGAAGGTCCGAGTACTGTACTCCAAGTGACAGCATTGTCAACAGATTCATATATTGTTGCTGCTGTTGAATCGTCTCCAGTTGTAGCATATATTCTTGAAGTCCAAGGGTCTCTTTGTACATGGTGACAATGTTTGAATCCTACATCATTACTACCAGACAAGGTAAATTCTTTTACTTTCACCCAATTTGACACTGTTGTAAATGGTTTTGATACTTTCCATATATAACATTTTTCATGGCATGGGCGAGTGTATTCTGCAAATACAAAATAATCACCACAGTCGCATATGCCAGCATTTTGTAACCAAGATGTAGGCTTTATATTTGTAGTAAAGTCAATTGCTACAGGATTGGCATAATCTCCAGCAGGATATATAATTGGGTTCTGCCTTGCGTTAGCATTAACAGGTAAAGTTTCGCTTACCATATAACCCTTGAATACTGCCACTATATCACCAGCATCTGTTACATGTAAAGAGTAATCAGACGGAGGTCTGTTGCCTTCATACGTAAGAGTTTCATCCCAGTCTGCTATTTTGACCACATTATCAGGTGTTCCAGAAGCATATAATAATTCGTAATCTGAATTGTAGTATAGCCATCCTATTGGGGTAGGCTGAACATTTAAAGCTGAACTCATTTTAACCGCACATAATGTGGGATATTTTTCCGAGCTAGATGTAATTGTTAATACTGTTTTATCTGGTATACCTGAAAACTCTAACTTGTAACTTTTAGTTTGTGCCAAGTTCGCATTATCAGCCTGAATGGACTCAAAATTAGATGCATTCTGTTTTGACATCTGATATGCCTTTTCGCCTAAATCCTCTTTTCTAACATTCTTTACACTAGTACCTTTTTCTTGTGCAATCAACTGAATATCATAATTCTTGTATGAGCAATTTTCAACATGAGCAGTATAACTTGCACCAGAGTTATATTCATTATTACAATATGGGCATTTTGCCATACTTAATCACCTGTTTCTTTTTGTTCATGGTTATCTTCATCTGGATCAGGAATAGCTTCAGATAACTTTGATATAATCTCAGCTTTTATCAAACCATCAACATTGATGTTTTTCTCTTTTGCAATCTTCTTTAATTCATCAACCTTAAGGTTCTTTAAATCAACATTATCATCTGATTTTTTCATTTCTTCTTCAGGAAGAGGATTATCTTTAAATCCACAATTACTAATGTGTGCCTGAAATGATTCACTTGAAAAATATTCATTGTGACAATATGGACATTTAGACATATAATTCATCCTTTCTTATAGGGAATTGACCTGTAAAAGTACAATTCCCTTTGTTTTTCAGCCATTAACCTATGAGCCTTGCTGCCAAATCACGATCTAATGTTTTAACACCACATATCATATCTATGGATATGAGGTCTTTCTTATATGTGCTGTTGTAGTCGTATATAACTCTAAGTCCAAATCCATTAAAGTTTACAATTGCTTTTTGCTCTGAACTCAATCCCATTGGTAATGCCAAAGGTCTGGTTACAAGTGCAAATGCATTTCTGTGGAATGCCATGTTAGCCATATGGCTTCCTACAACTGTAATAACTTTATTGTCAGGGAAACCTCCTGTTGGTACAGCAGGATAGAATTTAACTGTTATTTCACCAGCAGCAACCGTTGAATCTTCTGTTACAACATAACTTCCAACAACATCTGCAACAGTAAATATATCACCTTTTTTAAGTGTTCCAGCAATGTTAGTTCCATCAAATACAGCTGTAGTAGCTCCAGCAGCAGTTGCACCTTTTACAGCAATACCAGGAGCATCTGCTGCAAGAGTACCCTTTGTATGTTTCTTAATGTTCTGGTCCATATAGAAGTCAAAACCAAATTTTCTTCCTAATGAACCTTCACGAAGAGCCGATCCGTCATCTCCTGTTTTTGCCGCCTCATGAAATGTTGATAGTTGTGAGAATTTATCATCTGCAGCTGAGTCAACAATACATCTTCTTAGAGCATATGGCACTTTGTTATCATTTAATTTTTTTCTAACTCCTGTTATATCTGCAATTCCTGATGGAGTTGTTCCTGCAGTACCATAATAATGAGGTATGTCTATATATAGCCCAGTAAGATAATCATCAATTTTCTGTGCAAAAGAGCTCATAGCAGGAATTAAGAATTGCTCTGAAAAGTTATCAATACTCAATGATAGATTTTCAGATGTTGCTTCAAATGAAACATCTAATAATTTATCCAGTGTCAACTGAACTTCGCCTTCAGTTGCATCTTGTATTTCAATACCATTAATTCTATTGAATTCTTTCGCTTCAAAGTTTGCTGGCTTTCTAATTTTTATAGATGTTCCAACACCTGATACAAATTCCTCAGCATAATCTCTGTGTACAAGATTTGCCATAACTGCATTATTACTTAATAGCATCATAGCTTCATTAGCTATAATGCTTGGTGTTAAAAGAGTATTTGCCATTTTATATTACCTCCGTTTATTATTTGCCTTTCCTTGCTTTTATGTATTCATCAATTGATAGCTTCCCAAGATCACCTTTAGCATGATCTTCATTTCCCTTTTGTGGGTCTCTGCCACCCTCTTTGAATTTTCCTTCAACCGCTGCCTTCAATGAATTCTCCCACACAGATTCAAGCTTTTTAAGGTTCTCATTAGTACTATTTTCATCTTCACCAAGAAAATAGTCTGCTAAATCAAGTGGGATATTCTTGGTTGTCAAGTGAGATATAGCTTTGTTTTTAAGCTCGGCTCTTACCCTTATTTTTTTCTCATTTTCAAACTCAGCAGCAAGCTTTTTTAATGCTTTTTGATCTTCAGTTTCTGCTGGGTATCTCTTTGTGATTTCATCCTCAATAAGTTTTGGCATGTTTTCTTTTTGCCAAGATTCAAGCGACTTTTTGAAATGAACATCATTGTGAGATGATAGTATTTTTTTACCTTCATCATGTGAATTCAAAAAATTCGTTACCCTATCAGGAGTAAAAAACCCACCAATAAGGCTTTTTACTTCATCACTATCCTTATTGCTTTCTAAAAAGCTTTTAATTTCTTCGCTATTCATGCTTCATCAATCTCCTTTTATGCATAATTAAAGACCTTTTAACGACATATCAAGGTCTATTTAAACAGGCATTGCCTGGAACATAGATTTATAGTTGCAACTAGTAATCAATCTTTTTTTCTGCCATCCATGATGTATAATCCTTGTAAGCAATTATTCCATCTTCTCTTGAACGTCTTACTTTTGTTTCATATCCTGCAATCTCTGCACGAACTGTACATCTACAATTTATGTCTTCAGATGCTACTCCAAACTGACCAGGAGCCTTAACACTATATCTATTAGTCTTGAACTCTTCATCTAATGCTACCTTCTGACCATCAAGTGCAGCATGTGTTTTTCGCACTGCACTATCAAGTGCAGCATCCCAAACCTTAAGCATTTTTACACCCTTGTTTGCTGCATGTTCCATTGATGCCAATCTTCCTTCTTGCTGCACTCTATGTGATTCTGTCTTTACTACTCTTATTGCTTTTTGTGCATCACATTCTAAAGTAGCTTTAATCCTTTTCGCCATCTTAGGGTATGATTCTCCAAGCACTAACCCTTGAGTTATCTGCTGCCTTATATTTAAAATTATATTATCTCTGCTTTTTTGCAATCTTTGGTTAAGGGTTAAACCTGAAATAGGATTTTGTATACTTGCTTCAATAACAGCTGTATTAATCATTCCATACCCAAGCTTTAATTGAGATTCAACTTCAATTGCAAATGCAGCCCTAAAATATGCTTCCTGATAAACATCTGCAGATAATGTTTTTATAAGCTTTTCATTTTTGCCTGTTAGGTTCAGCAGCTCTGCACGAATTTCTTTTTCTAACAGAACAAGACGATTATATTTTGTCATGTCTGCATATGTTAATGAACCATCAAGACTGTATTTTTCATATATGTAAGATAGGGAAGACCTTAATGATTTTAGGGATTCAGAATATGCTTTTAATAATTCTTTTTGTACCCCATTGGACATTTGTTCGATGACTTTGTCTGCTTCTAAAAAATTATCATCTATAGACATTCATATCACCTCATCCAGTACGTACACATCTTTCGTTTTGCCATGCTGCACATTTATCCTGGAGACAGTCCATAAGAGTATATGTTTCGTAATACTGAGCTTTATTTAATTTAAGTATTTCAGTTTCTTCTTCATACTCATTTGAACTGGTACTCACAGATTGTATTGATAATCGATTATATGGACATTTCATATTATTCACTCCGTTTCATCAAGATTTACAACATCTGAATTCTCTTCCTGCATTAGCTGCAACTCATACTCAACATCATCAACAAATGATAATAATGAAAGTCTTGTCCGTTCTGAAATAAGTCCTTTAAGTTGTGTTGTAGATTCAGCTTCATCAAGCAAGTTCAAAGGAAAATTCCGTTTAAACGTAAAAAAAATGTTTGTGTAATCAATTGCAATTGCTTTTTTGTTCCAAGCTGTAGCTAGTATTTTGTATTGGCGTCGAAGAGCTGCTGTGAATTTCCTTTCAGCAGTTATACATTTACTTTCAAGCCCAAAAAGTTTAAACTTCATAGCTATTCCAGTAATATTTCCTCCAAAAGATTCATCATTAAAATTAACTGATTTTGCAAATCTTAATATATTCTCTTCAAGCCGATCCAGATGATGTTCAATTGTTGTATCATTGAGATTTTTTGTTATAAACTCAATTTTATCATCCTTATCCATTCCAAAAGCTCCAGTTTTTCTTGCCATATCAATTACTTCTTTAGTTGGCTCAGCACCATAGAAAGCCATATATGATAGTCTGAATTGTTCTAATTCACTGTTAACATCGCTTAATGTATTATCATAAGAATCAACTAATTTAAGTACTTTTTCAGCATCTCCTTGCATTTCATCATTGTTCTGAAAACATATCAATGGAACAAACTCAAACAAATGGGCTTTTGTTTCTTCTAGAATAAAGTCACCCTTCTTGTTTTCAATAAAGAACATTATATTTTTGTTATCATACCATTCAACTTTTGTTCTTTTTTCTGTTTTATTATCTTCAGTTATACTTACCTGATAATATCTCAAAGCATATTGTGGTTCATTTGTTGACCCATCTGAAATAAAAATTGCTTCCCAAGGCTCAATATTTATTACTCTTTCTTTTCCTTCATAATCAATATACAGTAGTCTAGCACCATAACCACAAATAGCAGCTCGTTTTGCAGTTTCTGAATCAACATCTTCTATATTGCTTCGAATGTTAAAATCAGATATAACATTAAGATGACTTTTATATAGTTCTTCCTCAATAATATCTTTATCCTCACTGTCCTTGCCAACTGAATACATATTCCTATCCAAATTATATGCAATTGGCTTGCCAGCAAAGTATCCAATTTTAGTATCAACTATCTCTGAAAAGAAATCATTGTTAATCTTATTATTTATCTTATTGTCATCTTCAAATTCTCTGGAGAATATAGGAACACCATCATCAGTTGCCTTATATCTTTTATAGAGATTTTTAATTTCTTCATGTCTTGCTTTATTCTCAGAAAGTAAATCTCTTATAATTTGGCTTGTTACTACTTCATTAACTTTCAAAAGGTTTACAATACTTGAAATATCCATTTTACACCTCCAGCTTTTGCTTAAGTATTTTTTGATTTATTGTTTTTGTTTCTCCCTCATGGTAAAATTTTGTCGAAGGGAGGTGATATAATGTTAAGTAATGAGAAACGTGCTCACGATTTAGCAATAGTTATGCTCAATACTGTTATGAAAGCCAAAATTAGCGAGAAAGTAAATTCCAATCCTAGTTCAACAAACATTGAAGTACCCTTTGACTATTATGCTGAATATAAAAACCTTTACCAAGTGGCATTAGAAGCATTTAATCATGATTTTCCATTAGATAAGTAGCAATAGTCTGACCATCAAATTGTAGTATTACTTTCTGTGGTGGTTCTTTAAGTTGCCGCTTGAGTTCTGCCACATCTTTTTTTAATTGTTTAACACTTTTCTTTAAATCCATAAGTTTCCTCCTTACCTAGCCATACTTTGTACTGCTTTTGCCTTTTTCTTGCTGCCATCTTGAATCATTTCAGCAAATCCAGTTGTTGCATCTGGAGCATCATCATGAGCGTTCTTGCCTTTTCGCTGATATTTACACATGTCCTTATAATACTCTGGCCATCTATCAGCCCAATTAATAGGAAAGTATACATGCTCCATAACAAATGAGCTATTTGATATTATTCTTGATATTTTATTAGCTGATTGATGGAACCACTTGATTACTACTTTTCTTGTTTTGAACTTCTCCCAGATAAGTCTTTGTACATTACGTGCAAAACCACGACCACCATTATTACTTTCAATATTTGCGATACTTACATCATTTTTAACCAATATATCTGCTGTTTCAGGCTCAGTGATTTCCATGCCTTTATCAGTATAATATACATCAGTTACATAACCCTCACCATTGTATTTATATCCAACAACCACACATAATTTATCTGTGCCTTCATCAGCAGTATCTGTATATGAGATTATTTCTTCATATACAAGATTTCCTTTTTCATCCCTTGGCAGCTCAGTATATGTCTTAAAATATGAATACAATCTGCCTTGTGCATCAATTGGCTCCTGCTCATAGTTAGCAATAGCAATTTCTTTTGACATCATTCCAGGCTTAGTTTTATTCAAATAACTTTCATAGCTTAGGAGCTCTGGACAAAGCATTTCCTTTTTTTCTTTACTCAAACATGCCTTAAGTCTTAGCTCATACCACTCTTCTGGTTCAAGTTCTAGCAATTTACCACATATGTCTTTAGTGCTCCATCTTGTCATTATGATTATTTGAATTGCATTTTCTTCAAGCCTAGACAAGAATGTATCAGTATACCAGCTCCAATGACCTTCAAGTAAACTTTCATTTGCAGCTTCAGAAGCATTTTTAATCTGGTCATCTATGATACCAATATTACAACCGACACCAGTAACCGTACCATTAAATGATGTAGCCAAGTAGTTAAAAAATTGACCTTCCAGAGACCACAACATGGATGATGCATCCCCATATTTTATCTTTGTTTTAGGGAATACATCTCTGAATATATTAATTTTAGGATCAACCTTTGTTGCATCAATCCCATCCCTGACAGCTTTACCAAACCTTGAAGCAAGTGTTTCATTATATGAGCATGATATAATTCGGTTTTCATTGTTTTTACCAAATGCCCACTGGGCAAACATAGTAGCACTAAAAGATTTACCATGACGTGGAGGCTCATTAAGGATCATCTTTTTGCAGACTATATATCCTGATAATCCTTCAGTAGAATCAACTATTGTCCATTGATCATCTGGCTTATACTTAATAATGCGACCTTCAAGTAAAGCTTGAAATGTATCACTAATCTGCTTTAGATGCCACCGTGACTCCTTGAAAAACTTTGGATGTATGAGTTTGCAATATTCCCATAATGACTCTTGAGCTTTAATATATTCACTTTTTTCTTTCGATTTTGCTATATCGCTTAAAATACTCATATTATCCATCAACTCTCTTACATCTATAAATCTATGTATATATGATTTCTTTCTATTGTACCCCCGTTATAACGCGTTATAACGCCGTTATGGTTTTAACTATTACTCTTTGTTTTTTACAGGAGTTATTTAAGGCTTTTCCAGTAAGGATGATTTATTTTTCTAAGGTGCCAACATTTCTTTTTTATACATTCTTTTTTCTTTAGCATCTTTACTGACAAATGAATTTTATGAAGCTTACAATATCCACAAGGGTTTCTTATCCATTTCATAAATTCACCTATCAACATTTTGATTTTGGCTTATTACACCTACAACATCTATAACCTTCACCTTTGTAAAACTTGATTTTATGTTTGAAAAACAAAATACATTTACTCATAAAACACCTCACAATCAAAAAATAAGGCTCCCTGGAAGCCCTATTTAATCTATGTAAATTTTACAAACTCCTTATCCAAGGGTAAGAAGTTTATTTTAGGGGGGCTGGGCAGGCTTCGCCATTTGGACTTTTTATATCCAACTTTTCGAATCTGCTACTTTATAACACAAAAAGCCATCTTCATACGACGAGTCAGTATTCAAAAGCTTTAAGCTTTGTTTAAAACATTAACTGCAAGTTCAATTACTTTTTCATTGCCAGCAACAGTAAATTTTACTTTTGCCCTGAAGCGACGTCTGTCCACTTTTATTATGTTTCCTTCAAATCCCTGAAGTGGACCATTGATTACTTTTATGTCCTGACCCTCTTGAAAAATATCAGATATTCCAACAAGATCACCATCTCGTGTCAAACTAAATATTGTTTTCATTTCATCTTCACGAATTGGTTCTGGACATCCCGATGCACCTTCAAGTATATTTATTACTCCTGGGATACTAGTCAATTCGTAATAATCAGTTGCTTGCATTTCTGTTTGAACGAAAACATATCCTGGCATTAGAACACGTTCAACTGTTTCCCATACTCCAAATTTTCTCTCGTTTAACAATCTTCTTGGTACAATTGCCTTATACATCTTCTCAGCAGATTTTTTTACATCCAACTCATTTCCAGTTAAAACATGTAGTACATACCAATTATCCACTTGAACCACCAGCCTTTGTTTTAACATCATCAGCTATTCGACATATTTTATCGAATAATTCGGGTTCTTTCTCTCTCAGTTCTTTTCCAAGCTCCTGAATCCAAGCTTTCTTATAATCTTCAATTCCCTGCGTATATTGCTTCTTATATTTTTCCTTGTAAACATTGCTTCGCTGGATCGCCACCATCAACTTAGCAGCCTTTTCAATTGGCATGTCCTGAATTTCCTCTTCAGCTATTGCCATCTTCTGAACCAGTTGATCAACGAACATTGTTGTTGCCAGTTCAGTGGCTTCAATGTCTTTATTGTCCTTTACAGCTTCAAGGAGCATTTCCGTTTTTAACCGAGCATCTTTTAATCTTTTTATTGCTGTATTATTGCGTATTGCATATCTGCCTATTGCTGATTTGCTTAATGGATAACCTAATGCTGTAATTTCTATAGCAATTTCATCATATCGCATATAGTCATTTCCAGTTTTCATAAGCATTTCATCTAGCTTTTTTCGAGCATCTTCAGGGAGAGCATCAACTTTCGAACAAATTCTGGTTCTTTCACGTTCCTTACCCATTAGAACTCAACTCCTGGATCATCCTTTGTACCTTCAACCACATCCTGACCGTCATCTGTAATTTTGATTATCATGTCATCCAAAACAGATTCTTCTGGATTAAGTCCCCTTATATAGTTTCTTTCCTTCAGATAATCAACCTGTTTTTCAATTTCATTTGCTGAATAACTTCCAGCGAATGCTTTTTTAACTGTACCAACCAAAAGCACTCCTTTAGCAGATTCATACAATGAAGTTAATATTAACGCTCTCAGTCTTTTCAGTTCCAGTACTTTAATCTTATCCATCAATTAACCCTCTCTTTGCAAATGTTTATTTAGCTGCTCCCCTATTTGTGTTACCTTATCATCAATACCCTTTGAGAAATTATCAAGCTTGTTTTCAATCTTTGTGTTAATTTTCTCGAAGTTTGAATCCATACTTGCTCCCAATTTGTCAACTCTACTTTCAAGAGCTGCTTGAGATCGTATCTGATCCTCTCTAGTTGTGTACAGTAGTGGCATCTTTTCTTTGAATTCTGAAAACGAGTCTTCGATTTTTGTTATTCTACATTCGTTGGCTTTGTCAGCCTCTTTCAATGAAGCAAACTTATCCTTCATGAAATATCCTACTATCCCTACTACGATTGTTGTAATAATCTGCAGAATAACTGTGACAATTTGCATTAAATTCATTTTTGACCTCCCCTCTACATATTTAAGCAAATAAAAAATCCAAGTGTTTATCTTTCACTTGGATTATATAAAATCTATATGATATTTTCTTTTTAAGCATTTAAGGCACTTACTATAGGTTTAATTTGATTTGTCCTACAAGAGGGGATGCTCTTTTCTTTTGAATTATGTCATTGCATATATTCCGTATCTGTATCTCAGATATATTGTATTTTCTTGCTAGTACTCCGTAGTTATAACCATTAAACTCTTCACGTATTTTCTTATCTCTTAATGGTCTCTCAATAGATTCATATTTCTGAAAATATATGTATTGTCCTCCAAATAGCTTTGAGAGCTTAATTGCATTTTCTAATCCTATTTCATTTACTAATTGCTTATATATTTCTGGCAGATCATTTAATTCTATTTTTGGTTCCAATGACCCCACCTCCTTTATTTTAATCATGAAACCTCAAAATAATCAAGTGTTTTTTATAGCCTCTTATATTTTTTCTTCACTGGCACAATCTTCAGCCTCCTTTTGTATTAATCTAATTACCTTATTAATAATCGATACTTCCTTTTCCCTTGATTCCATATATAACTCTCTTAATGCCTCAGATTTTTTATGGTATTCATCATCAAGTCTATTCATCCTAAAATTAATATTTTTTACTTGCTCTTTGATACAATCAATATCTGATTCATATTCTTCTGGTATCTTTAGAACACCATAAGACATAACCTCATGTTCACCATAATCATCTTTTATCAATAATTTGTCCACATTTGCTGATAGAATTGGAACAATAGAACCCTCATAAATACAATATTTCATTTTGATATCAAGCAGGATAATGCATCAATTTGTCTTTCTATACATTGTCGTTCTTCTGTTAGATTTGTAAACTCACAACAATCTGCATCTAACATCTTTATAGAAATTTGTGTTGATTGTTCCTGCAGCTCCTTAATTTTAAGTTTAATATCAATCATTCTCTATCACTCTTTCTTTTTAAATTAGCACGAGTTCAAACTTCCAAATGTCTTCATCATCTTTAGTAATATGATCACCATTCCTTATCATTGCTTTCTTCTTTTCTCTGTTTGAATAAGTCCCTTTAAACCTTCTATTACTTTATTAGCATTCTTATCAGTCAAAAACCTCAAATCATCAACGTTTGCATACTTTTTCATAAATCCTTTTAGCCTTGTTCCCAAACTTACTTCTTCCTGATCAGGAGCATCATACTTTTTGAGTTCAAATATAAGTGCCCATATTTTCTTTTCCTGCCCTCGACTTACCATGCCAGATGAAGCAGGTACTGTTTTATATTTTGTACCCTTCATATTTCCTTTTAACCTGTCTATAACATTGCTTGCTTCAAACCTTGTTAACTCTGTTACACGTTTCTTTTTTGTCATTGAAAAAATCATCTCATGAAGAGGATCAATCTCAAGACTCTTATCAACAAGTCCTATTCCATTTGCAAGTGTATATATTGTTTTTATTTGCCACTTTTCAATAGACATATTTTCACTCCTTGTATAATAATCAAGACAGGGTATTTGTCCCTGTCCTGATCATTAAGATTAATTATAGTTTTTGATTATCAAGTTCATAATAGAAAATATCCTTTGTTTCCTTTACAGCTCCTACTGACTCAATCACATCATCTTTATATTCCTTCAGCCTGGTTGAGTCAATTTTCTCTTCATACTTGATTTTTATGCAATCATCCATTTTCCGTGCCTTAAGCCGTTTTAAACAATCTTTGATATCTTCAATTATGAGTTTAGTACTCTTTCGGAATCCAACTTTACCAAATCCAACATTTATGCTTTTACCAGTTATAAAATGCTTATTTGCCTCAGCATACTCTTGAATTTCTTTTTCAAGTTCTGCAATTTTATCATTATGTGGTTTGGTAACCAGAGCTGCTTCAAGTTTCAAATCTGATATCTTTTCGTTCAAATCTCTTTCAGCTTTTTCAATTACTCGCTTGCTTTCACCAATTTCCTTTAAGTTTAACCCTACATCATCCCAGCTTTTTAATTTTACTGGTTCAACTTTGTTAACTATTACTCTCATTTTAATCCCCCCCTTAATTTCTGATGCTTCCTGAAGCGACCATCACATCAACCCAAAGCTTTTTACATTCAAATAATGTTCTATATGTACTATCAAATTTAAACCTGATTTTATGAATTATGCTTTTCAATGACATCACCTTCCTTTCCTTGATCTCTCATTAATTTGATAGCTCTACAAACTAAGTCTTCAAAAGTTTTTGATGTTACATCTTTTCCTAAAATCAAATCATTTGAAACCACATCATCTTTAGCAATTGTAATTGCACATATCAGCTCGCTATTACATATAGTGCATCCCATATGTGATTCAATTTTACTGTGGAATTCTTTTAACATATAAACCTCCTAACAGCTTGTTATTATTATTGTGATAACTAAAACCTGAACTAATATAATTAAAATCACTGATATATCTATAATAAAAATCTTATTTGTGATAGCTTCGTAGTCTTTATTACATATATTGAAATCATGCAGCCTATCTTTCAGCATATTACGGATTATATACCTGATAACATGTGGTGCAGTTAGTATGACACCTATTAATATTGAATACATAATCATGATCCTCAGCCTCCTAGTAAAGCATTTTATAATTCCTTGCATCCTTCACTATGCCAATATCAATTTGACCACCTTCAGCAGCTTCTAAACTTAATTCAAGTAACTCAATCAAATTCCCAAGTCCACCATGCTTAACATCAATTGCAACAGCTGTTAATATGTCAGCTGCATCTTTTGTAATGTTGTACCATCCTAAGAACTCCCTAACCTCGGTTTCCTTTATTCCTTTTAGCCGAATTTCATATTTCCTTCTATAGAGCTGTGCAAGGTTTTCCTTGCCATTACCTCTTGTGAGTATAGATTCAAGCTCATATGTACCACATAGTATTATTGGTGTTCCAGTGTTATCCCATATCTTTCTAAGTTCATCAAATTTGCTTACATCCCATTTTTTCAAATATTCTGCCTCATCTATTAAGAACATCACATCTTTTCCCTGAAGGGTATTAATAAGCTTTTGTCTCTTCTTGAAGATCGTTCCTCTTCCAAGTTCAATTCCGCAAGCTTCAGCCATAATATCAAACAAATCATTCAATCTCATACTTGCGACAGCTTCAATATATATTGCACCTGGAGTTCTTTTTGAATATTCCTTTAAGATTGTTGTCTTTCCTGATCCAGGGTGTCCAATCAAGACACCCATCTTTTTTCTTTTTCTCATATCTTCACAAAATGCCAATGTTTCTTTCAACTCTGAGGTGGGGAAGAGCTCAATGGATGTTTTATAGTCATTAATAGTAGAAACTAAATCATTGCTCTCATTATCTATGACTTCATTCAAAAACTCTCTAATCTTGAATTCAACATCCTTGTTGGCTCTTTTGTGATTAGCCAATAATGATATTGATGACCTATTAATCTTTGTCTTTCTTTCAATCTCTGCAAATGTAATTCCATTATCCTTAAGCCTTATTAATTCTTGTGCCAATTGGTCTATACTCATACCCATTGCATCTGTTACATTTGTTTCTAACTTCAATACTGCTTCCATAAATTCGACCTCCTATTTGCCATTTTATATGCGATTTTTTAACTACTAATAGCATCACGTTCAAATATCTCCTCACCGATCCGCTCAAACCTCTTTTTAATTTTTCCATCTCCTTTTACTTCTTTTGGTTCAAGAGCCTTCGTATATTCCTTCATTGCTTTTTCATGTTCAATTGATGTAATGTTACTTTCAGTTTCAATTGTTTCTCCAGTCATAACATTAGCTGAAGCAATTTTTCTGCGTTTTGGTTTTGCAATTCCTTTAAGTTCACAAATCCTATCAATGACATCGTTTTCCTGTCTTTTTTGTAACTGAATATTTTCAGCAACCAAATCTGCATCTTCATTTACCATCTTAAGTTTGTCTCTCACAGTTGCAGCACATACAAATCTGTCATTATGCATAATTATCAATACATCTTTTTGCTCTTTGTTATATTTAACCTTTACACGCTCATTAGCAAGGTGCATCAATTCTTTATGCCAATATATTTTGTTTTCAAATCTTATTCCTTGTGTTGTAACATCACGTTCAACACATTCCATCTTTATTACTGCCAATAGGGCTTTACTAGGCATATCATATCTTGCCTTTTCAAGTTTCATATAACGTTCAATTGGCTTTTCATTGTTGTATCCTGAATGTGGTCTTTCATGATAAGCTGGAAGTATCTTGCTTGTAAGAACCACCTTGAATTCATCCAATGAAAGCAACTCACCTTTTTCAGCCATCCTTTTTACGTCCTTATCAAATCCTTCAGGTCTTTCATTTGGATTATTTCCACACCATCCTGGCAGCTCCCTAATATATCTTTCTTCAATTGTTTTGAACCATCGTTCTACAGGTTTTGCCCAACCATGGTAAGCTTTTGCATGTATGTTTTGAATATGAAGTTGCTTAAGTATTCCTTCAGTTTCAATGTTATATTCCATCTTTCCGTGGTCAACCTCAACAAACTGTCCACCTTCAAATACATGCGACCTATAATCTTTACCATTGTCTGTATATACAATTGATGGAACTCCACAGAATGGCACATCAGGTTTCTCAAGTATTCCATAAGTAAGAGCTTCTGCTATAGTTCTAGAATTAGGATTCATACTAAGACACCATCCGACCAGGCACCCTGATCCGATATCATACCAAGCAGTGATCCAAGGTTTAGCAATGTTGCCTTTGTCATCATATACAAAAACATCAAAAACGTGATGGTCACCAAACCAGCATTCATTTACTACATTAGGCTTCTCACGAATTGCTTTTTGCATATATGCTGCTTCCCAATACTTTCTTCCCTTTCTTGCAAAGTCCACTATTTCATTACTTACATCTTCTTTTAAAATCCTACTTAGTGTTTTAGAGCTGTTTGTAACAATCAATCCGTTATATTCCTCATAACAAACAGGAACATTTATACAGTCTTCTGGATTTAAGTTGAGCTCCATCTTTTTCCTTGCTTCAGTGCCCTCACGATACATACAATTTTTACAAGCCTCTGGACCTGAAATTTCAGCATAATCAAGCAGCATTTCATGAATAACTGTCTTTTTACGTTTTGCCTTAGTTAGATATTTATCCATCATGTATCGTTGGGCTTCAAGACAGATGCTTGTTCTTTTACCTTTATTGTTCCTTTCAAGCTTTTTCATAAGTCCTGCTGTACCATTTTCAATAAAGGACTGCATCCATCTATCAAGAGACCTTTTACCAATATTATTTTCCTTTGCAAGCTCCTCACATAGCTTTGTTTTTTCCTTTGGAAACTTTGTGCCTATTTCAATAGCCTTTTGTACTATTTCATACTTAAAAACTAGTTCCTTAACTCCATCTTCTCCAAACTTTTCTTTGTATGCAGCCATATCAATGTCAATTTCTTTGTGTTTTTTAGGATTTTGTGCTTCATTTATCTTTTGATAATATTTCAATTGTGCTTCAGGTGATAGGGAAGAAAGAAGGACTTCCGTTTTTGAACCTGTACTACTTTCAACGATTCTTGCTTTGTACTCACCTTTTTTAATATTTCTTCTTATTGTAGTTACATGTTCGCTGGATATCTCAGCAGCAGCCTTTACATCAATATATATATCCAACAATCACCACCTACCTTTCATGCGATTTCAAGAGCTAATTTTCTTATTTCTGATGCACTTATTCCTATTGCTTCAGCAATTTTCTCGGACATCTCAATGCTTGGCTTTGATCTCCCATGGAAAAGTTTGCTGATATATTGTTTTGTACATCCGCACTGCTCAGCAAGCCACTTTTGTCTTTTTCCTATGATATATAGTTTCATTGAAACCTCAATGCCAAGTTTTGATTTCATTGATTAACCTCCTCTTTTGGGATGTTATCAACCATTGATTCCTCTATTGTGCTTATTTCTTCCATTACAGAATATAAATTCTTTGAGAAAATATTATAATCTGAAAGTATTTCATTTTTCATTTCTAGAAGAATCTTCTTGTTATCCATTTTAGATTCGATTTTTTTATTAAGCTTATGCAATTCATCAACCAAGCTATTTATTTGTACATCTATTTCTGAAATTTCTGATTCTTTCTTTTCCATATCATCAAACAAAACTTTGTTTATATACATAAGCTTTTTTTGTTGTCGTTTTAATGCCTCATATTTCCATTGCATTTAATCCACCTCAATTCATGCTGATTTTTTCGATTTAATTAATAGCTTATATAACTGTCCTATATCAACATCTAGCTTTTCAGCAATTTCTGGCAGATACTTTGTTCCAGAGCGTGTACCTTTTCCTTTATATAAGAGATTGCTAAAATATGATGCTGTCATTCCTAATTGCTTTGCAAAATCCTCTTGGGTAATTCCTTTTTTTACTAATTCAATTTTTAGAAACATCCCAAAATCACTTAATTCTCTGGGCATTTTTTTATCTGTCATAATTGAACCTCCCTGCATTTATTTCCTTGATTATTTATGTTATAATTCAAATGAGTGTTTTTATTAGCAGCACTTAGACCTGCTGCTGGAGGATTCAAGTTATTTCTTGAATCCTTTATACTTTTATTAGTTTCCAATTTCTTTCTTTTGCTACTTTGTTTAGTTCTTTCTGAGCCTCTGAAAACGTATCTTTCCATTCAAAAATCGAACATCCTTTTTGTTTTTTGTTATTTGGTTTCATGTAAAAAGTCTTAAAGTTTTTCATTCCCATTCCAGCTCTTACAAAATAAACCCAACCTCTATCATCTTTATAGATGCTAATAAACCCACAATTCTTACAAACATCCTTTTGGAAATTTTCGCTTTCTGCTAGACAAAGATAACATGGAAATTCTCTAAATACTTCACTCTGTAACAAAGAAAATGCATCTACAATCATTTCCTCATCACCACGAAGCTCCTTTAAAAAGATATCCAGTTTCGTACATTGTTGTACAAATTCACATTCAGAACACTCTACAATACAAACCTTGTCTTCTTGAGAAATAACTTCCTTAATTAGTGATAACAAAACAAACCTATCTACTGCCATTTCGAATCATCCTTTCATATTAATTTTTCAAGCTACTATTCTTTTGACACATGGTAAGAATTAATAAGAACCAGTGCGGTTTTTGCTGTTATTACCGCCAAACCTCCAATAATTGCTAATTTTCAACTTTATCATTTTGATAAAGTTATGATAAACTTAGGTAAATAAATATAAAGTTATTTATCATAATTATATTACGTATTTACGACACTTACAAACCGGATAATTACTTTTATACGTCATTTAAGCTTATTATCCATGATTATATTTAAAATTCTTCGGTTATGTCGTAATTACGTAAATTTCGAATATACGTAAGAGGTGTTGAAATGGACTCAATAGGTAGTAGATTAAAGTCTTTAAGAAAAGAAAAAGGCTTAACTTTAAAACAACTATCAACTATATTAGGAGTATCTCATGGAAATATTAGTGATTGGGAAAGTGAGCGTTCAAAGCCATCATCTGAAGCAATAATTAATATTAGTAGTTATTTTAATGTTTCTGCTGACTGGATATTAAAAGGCAAAGAGTTTGAAAATGAAATAAAAATTGAAACTAATTCTGGGTCATTTGATCCTCTTGTTGAAGAATCTTTAAAAGATGATCCAGAACTTTATTCATTTTGGCAGACAATGATGGATCGGGAAGACCTTAAGTTATTGTTTAAAAAGTCAAAACCATTAAAACCTAAGACAGTAAAACAAATAATAGCATGGATAAAGGCAGTTGAAGATGCAGAAGCTCAGGAAGATTGATATTTGCTATAATTTTATATTTTGTTGCTAATCGGTTTTATATATTTGATTATCGTAACCTTTTGTCATATAATATTATATATTATAAAAAAAGGGATGACTAAATATGAAACTTTTAGATAATAGCTTAATTAAATCTTTAATTGATGATGAATATAGTAATTTCTATGACATTTTAAGAACTTATAATATAAACCTGTATTTTTCGAATATTGAAGATTCTTTACACGCAGTTGTTTATTACTCAAAAAAAGGATATTACAATATATTAATAAATGAATCATTATCATTTGTAGCTAAACAAAAAGCTTTTCTTCATGAAATAAAACATATTTTAACCGATATGCCCCAAAATACATATGCTGTTTGTTTTGATTTGCCAACTAATTCTGTAAAAAGAATTGAGATTGAAGCAGATAATTTCATGAATTATATATATACAGATTTAAATAACATTTAA